CAAAACAGCTTTGGGATACTTTTTATCATGGGCTTCTTTTTCATAGTCGCCAGTAGTTTTCCATTTTGCCGCTGCAAAATCTTTGTGAGCTTTATCTAATGCAGTAGCCATTATACAAACCGTCCTTTTGTTTTGCCTTTAGTTACACAGCCGTCCGCAGCTGCAACATAACCGCCTGTTCTCATTGAGGCACAGCCGCCTTTTTTAAGGCCTTTCATGTCTGTTTTTTTGCCCCCGTGCATTTGGTCGTCATGCATTTTGACTGCTTTTTTAATCATGGCTTTATCTTGCGCCATGTCCATTTTCATATCTTCTTTCATGTCTTCATGTTTCATAATATTTCCTTTATTAGCATTTCCATCGTCTTAACGATGCTGCTTTACGAGTAGGATTTCCATCTTCATCTTTCATTGGCCCTGGCATGCCGGACATACGCGCACAGAATGACTTCTTGCGAGGGCCGCCTTGAGGCTGTGGCGCCTTTAAGTTTGACCCTGTTTCTCTGTTGTACTTTTCACGGCCTTTAGCTGTAAGACCTGCCCCTTTTGATGTTGGCAATTTCTCACCACGACCTACTGATAAAACAGGTCCACCAGATTTGTGTCCTACATATTTGTTAAGGCTTACATTTGGCAACTGCTTCTCGCCGCGATTGGTTTTTTGTTTGTTAATGGCGGGCTGTTTACCACCTTTGCCAAAAGACTTTCCTTTGTCGGCAGCATTAAACTCTTTAGCTACTTTAGTAGGAACGCCTACCTTTTTAGCAAACTCTGGGTTATGAGCTGCTGCAGCCATAAGTTTTGCTTGAGCTTTAGATACACTAGGCATGTTATTTAATCCAATGAGCTGAAAAATAATCTACAAAATAAAGGCCAAGTGCGCCCAATCCTGTAACAATAAGGCCAGTTAATGATTTATCTATCACTGCTTTACGAAATGCCGCTCTATCCGCTTCAGCTTTAATTGCCAATCTTACCCAGATAACTTCATCTGGGCTTAACGGATGTGAATTAGCAGCTTCTTGAAAAGCTTCTTTAATTATTGACAGTATTTCTTCTTTGGTTATGTTTGCCATTGTTGCCCCTAGCCAAACATAATTGTACTAAAAGTTACATTAGTTAAAGTTACAATTCCAATATCAGTAAGAGCTGAATTGCCACCAACTAAAATACCCTCTCCTGCAAATAACAAATTGTTTTGTACCGTTGCACTTGCTGGCGTATCTACTTGGACTAATAACTTGCCAGTAGATGCGTTATTAAGATTTATCTTAATAGAGCCTGCGGTAGCTGTTCCAACATAGTAGATGCTTTTAATACGACATCTTTTAATTGCTGCGCTTGTTCCTAAAACGCCAATTGAAAGATTTCCAGTAGTTGCTCCGCTTGGAGTAATGCTAGTAATAGTATCAAAATAGTTAGTTGAATACACTGTGGTTGCATTTGGACCTGTTACTACTTCTGTAGTAACTGTTCCAGTTTCTGTTCCCATAGCATGACCAACAATAGTAAACGTTCTACCACTGCTGTCGCCAACAGTTGTTATTGATACTTTATACCCAACACCATTTGGTCCTGCATTTGACTGTAACAATGTCAGTGCTGCAGAACCAGCTGAAGCTGCTGCCGCTCTGTAATAAGCAGCGTTAGTAGTAGGACTTATTGAGTAAATATCCGTTTGCATAGACATAATTAATCTCCTTAGATTAGAGCGTTAATTAAGCTGTACGTGTAAATGTATAAGCTGTTGCGCTTGCAAACATTAATGTAAAGCGGGCAATACCTGTAGCACCTGCTGCAATAGTCAAGTCACCAAAGCTACCAGCTGTGTCAGCCGCTGCAGAAGATAAAATGCCATTTACAGCTACTGCCATAGTTACAGTGCTTGCGCCTGCAGTGTTATCAACATACAAATCAAAAACAGTGCCTCGAACTGCGCCAAGTGCAGCACCAAGTAAAGTACCTGTAGGAAGTGTGATTGCTGTAGCTGCTGCTGATGTAGATGTAATATAACCTGTAGCTACTTGTGCTGCGGTTGCTGTGGCTGTAGCGTTAATTGCGGCGGTCGTAGCATGAGTGATTTTGCCAGTTCCTGCAATATTGCCTGTGATGTTGCCAGTTACGTTGCCAGTTAGATTACCAATAAAGCCATTTGTGGACGTGACTGGGCCGGAAAAGGTGGTTGATGCCATTTGAATTTCTCCATATAGAGTAAAGCTTAATAGTCTTATATGCGTCTGCCGGGACAGTCTACTAAGCCGGATTTAATATTCCCGGTTGATATAGCCTTTATACTACTTGTTTATATTAGTGTCAACTTAAATTGGGCGCAGATTTGGTAGTTATTTCATGTAACGCAGAAAGCCGAAAAACTCGTTACTTACTACATCCTCTGGTGTCGGCTTAACCGCCCGAAACAATAAAAAAGGGGACCGAAGCCCCCTCTTTATCTTACTAAGCGTTTATTAAGCGCCTTGTGAACCGTACATACCTAATGGGTCAGACCAGCCGAATGAATAACGCTCGCGTGATTTATAACGCACGTTACCTGTATCGAAGTCACCATCCATTGAGTTTTGCAACGGAGTACGAACAAAGTGTTTCATACCGTTTGGCACATCTGTTGTTAAGAACCAAGCATTTGTGTCAGTCAAGAAGTGGTTAATTGCGTAACCTTCTGGGATTGAACCATTGTTTTTCAATGCGTTGATGTCATTGTCAGCAGTACCTACACGTAACTCAGTTTCTAACAAGCGTGTTGCAACGAATTGCAATGCTGGTGGAACGATAAGTTTTTTAGGTTTAGCTGCAATCAACAAACCACGCTCATCAGTCCAAGCTGCGATTTGAATTACGGCTGCTTCTAGAGAAGTCTCATTCAAGTCTGCTGGAGTTGATGGAATGTTACTGTTTACACCACCACTTACTAAAGTGTGAGTTGCAGAGAATAAAGTAGTGCCGTCACCGCCGGTATAACCAGCAGTAAAGCCATTATTCAATACAGCAGCAGCTTTAACTTGTTTAGTGTATGCCATAGCACGAGCCAAGCCTTTTGTATAACGAGCAGACAATGAGTCATACAAGTTATCTTCAATAGCTTCTTCGGTTAAGCTGAAGCCTAACGCGATTGTTTCGTGGTTGTAGCGAGCAGTCCAAGCTTCTTGAGCATTGTCATAAGCGATGGCAGAACCCTCGTTTTTAACAGGTGCGGCTGAGAAGCCAGACAATTTTGTTTCTTCTTCAAAAGAACGTTCTGATGATTCAGTTTCGTAAATCTCAGTATGCTCTTGACCGTAACGAGCATACTCTAGACCGAACAATGCGTTCAAGCCCGGTAATAGTTCTTTTAATAGTTGTGAACGTGAAATAGCCATGATTTAATCCCCTTAAGCGTATGCCAAACCAGTGGCGTTGTTATATTGATGAATACCAAAGTTGATTTTAACAATCACTTCACTATAGGTAGTCGCTGAAGGTGCTGTTGCTGGAACAACGTCAATAACACGAACTGGGAATGTATCTGTTACAGCTGGTGATGAACTTAATACTGAGTAGCTAGAGTTACCAGTAGTAGTAGAACCTGCAGTAGCTAATACTGACATGTTAGTGCCAATAGCATTCTGAGTTACTGTTGCCATTGTAGTACCTGTAGAACAAACTGCTACTTGGAACAATGTATCAGGGTCATCTGCAACGACCGCAAAAATCTTTGTACCTGAAGCAATAGCTTGGCTTGCTGGGTAATACTGTTGTTGTTGAATTTGACCTGTTGAAGCGTTAGTGAATTGAACACCTAAGAACACGCCGCAAGGGGTATTAGCCGTTGTGCCTGTATCTTTTTCAATTGTTCCACCAATAACACGTTTAACAAAATCACCGTAAAAAATATTTGCTGCATAACCTGATGCAATTTCCATCAGGCGGGTAGAACCTGCGAACACTTGGCCGCCGATTAAATTAATCGGTTTAAAGCCGTATGGCGCTGAAACTGTTGGATAAGCCATTATTAGCTCCTTAATTAAATTTATGTACTTTTATTACCAAAGGTACTTGTAGACTTGCTCTCTTTAAAGAGCGGCATCCTTGGGTCACTTTGACGCATTAAATTATTGTCTACAGCTTCCGTTTGTTCTTGTGTTGATTTGGCGTAATGGGCATTACGTTGGTCAACAAATTCCTTAGGAGTCTTGCATAACAATAAACCGCCGACTTCAATGTTGTCTTTAAAACGACTTGTTGGGTCGACTAACAGTAAAAATTTAGGTTGTTCTTCAACCTTAACTGGCTCCCAACCTTCTCTGAGCTTGGCAGAAAGATTACGCGGGTCAGCGCTATTCAAAGTAGAAACTCGTATCCATCGATATGCATAACCATCTTGCTTATCTGGTTCAGGCAACAACTCTGGAGGTGTCCACTGCTTAGGACGCTCTGTTTGTTGACGATTACTAATTTCTCTAGGTGTTCTATTATCGGTCATTTTGGGACTCCAATTTTGTTAATTCACGAGCATATTGCTCAGGTGTTAAATTAAATTTCTTTGCCAAGCCTAGTTGCGTCTGGGTAAGCTTTACTCTTTTTGGAGATGTGCTTCTAGTCGCCGGGGCAACAACATTGCTTGGCTTTTTAGCAGAAGTTTTGATTTCTGTCTCTGATGGTTCGTCATCAAATTTTTCAGGAAAACGTTGACGCATTTCTTTGTCAATTACGCTGAAGTAATGTGGTGAGCCTAAAGCTACGCCCTCTCGTTCTAGTCGTCTATGGATACCCATCGCTAGGTAACTCATATCATCATCCGTACCATACCAGCTGTTTTTGTCCAGCCATGCCTGAGTATTTGGTTCAAGGCGCTGTGGTTGTTGTGGCATTTGTACATTAGTTTCTTCATCTTGTAAAGTGTCTTCTGCAAATTCCGGTTTATATTGGTCAATTTGCTGGGATTTCATCTTAACGTCAATGAGCTTTTCTTGAGCTTCGCTTAGTCTTTCTGAGTCACCAGAATCATATGCGTCTTTATACTCGCGTTTAGCTTCATCTAATTCACGAATAACATTCTCTTTATAGGTATTAACTAAAGTCTGTTCGCCGGTAGATAGGCGGCCTTTAAGATTTTTGTTTTCGTTAACAAGCTGTTGAGCCACTCGTAGCGCTTCTTGCTGTTCACGCAATGCTTCTTCTTTAGCTCTGCGCTCGTCATGCATTATCTTTTTCATTTGCAACAAGCGTTCTTTTGCTTGGCCGGTGTATGCTTCTAAGTCATCGTTGTCGATTTCTTCAACAATGTTCTTTGGCATAGGAGTAGCGTTCTTCCTATCTTCCTCTGGAACATCATCTATGATTTCAATCTCAATCTCTTCTTCTGTGACCTCAGGTTCTTCGTCTGGAAAATTAAATTTGTTTAGTTCTAACTGTGCCATTTTGGGGCCTCCTTATACTCTTGAAATACCACGAGGGTCAGATACTACGCCCTCAACGGAATCATCGTTAATAATTCTGAATTCACGGCCGTGTATCTTTAGTCGTGTGCCAGTGTTTGGTCTAGCTAAAATGAAATCGCCTTGTTTGCACCATGGGCCAGACGGGAATCGAGTTTTGTCTTTATAACAATCTGGTCCAATTTTTACTACAAAAAATACAGTAGATAAAACTTCTTCGTAATGCATGGTTGAATCAGCTTTAACTATGCCGCTTTCATATTCTTTTTCAATCTCTGGAATTGCACATAAGATGTGGTATCCAGATGGTTCCGGTAATTGCGTTGCTTTTTCTTCGTTTGTTGCTTGTGGTTTATAAGAGCCTACTATTTGTGGATTATTGGGGTTTGTGCCAATAAGTATCTCACTAGTCATCTATTGTCTCCATACGTTGATTGAGGTCTGTAATAGTTAAACATGCAGATTCAAGACCTCGTATCTGGCCGCATGCGTATTTATACTCTTCATAGCTTGTACAGTTTCCCGCACTGATAGCTTTTTGTAGCATATCAATGCGTTCCTTGTATTCGTTTAGAAGGTAGTCAATTTCTTTTGTCATTGTTTATTCCCTGTTTGAGGTTTTTCTGATTGAGCAATGGTTTGCCCTATTTTTACTCCTTCTTGCATTTGCTTTAATTCCATTTCTTTTTCTTCTTTGGCAATTTTTGCGCCAACTTGAAGACCAGCAATACGTTCTGTAGACCTGATACGCTCTTCTTCAATAGCAATTTGGTCTGCTTTAGCAGCTGCATCCATAAGGTCTTTCTCTTTCTTACGTTTTTCTTCAGCTACTTTAAGCTCAAGTTCTTTGGCTTGCATTTGGATAACTGGGTCTTGAGCAGCTTGTTGAGCTTGTTGAGCAGCAACTTCTGTTTTATTGCGTTGTAACAATGCATCAGATGCTCTTGCAGCCATGGCAGATATTTGGATTTCCATTTCTTTAGGAATGCCTTCATCTTCTTCGCCAGTTGGTAATGGTATGCCAAGCATTTCTTCCATCTGTTTACGGTACTCAAATGCTAAATGCTCACTGATATGAGCCGTTGCAGCCGCAGCAATAGCTTGTGCTTGTGGGTTTTGGCCGATAAGCGCTGCTATTTTAGGGTCTTGCATGGCGTTCATATGCACCTGGATGTGCGCTTGATGGTCTTGGTATAGGAAAGCTTTAACAGGCTTCATGTTTATGATGTTCATGTTCTCTGTTATTGGGTCCATTGGCATTTGGTCATCTTCAACCGGCACCAACTTCTTAGCGTTCTTAATGCCCAACACTTCTAACATCTGACGGTGTAACAATGACATGTTATAAAGCTGAGGCGCTGACTGAGCTAATTGCAATACAGCTTGGTATTGAACAACCTTCTGGCTCATTGTTGCAGCATTTGGGTCTGAAACAGGGATAACATCTACTTGGTCGTAATCAGACTGTTTGGCAAAACGGCTGCCTTCATCTGGTTCGTAGCTATACTCTTCAGGAGTATAGTCACGGATGATGTCTCGGATTAGGCCTAACTCTTGTTTCAATGAGTAGTGAACGCGGGCTTGAACAGCTGACATCACTTTCAATGTGCGTTCTAGGATGGCAAGCGTTGTGCCAACAGGACTATTAGCTGACATATCAGAGATTTGCAAGTCTGCAGCTGATGCAAAGCGCCTTCCCTCTTCCACAATGGTACCTAGGAGGCTATATAAAACTTGGCTAGGCTCTTTGTATGGGAGCGGCATTATATTGTCTCTAAGCGCTCCTGATGGAACGTCTACATCTCTGAACTCGCCTGGGGCTATAGGCGTGTCATCACCTTTAACACGTAGTCCACGGGTTTTAAAACCGCCCGGTAAATTACTGAGTGTACCTGCATCAACAAGCTGGCGGATAATAGAAGTGCCAGATTTAGCAAAAGCACCAACAAGATGAATAAGCCCAAAACAGTAAAAACCAAACCCCGGAACATATCCATAATGAACAAAATGGTTTCTTTTTTGGTGGGTATCATCTTCTGGTCTCCAGTTACGGCGAATAGAAAGTACATTTTGTGTGCCTTTTTCTATTGTCACTATATAAGGTAGTGCCATACCAGTTTCTTTGCCATCTTCGTCTTTATGTTCAAAGCCTGATAGGTTTAAATTGACTTGAATCTCCAGTAACTTGTATCGGTCATCGGATGTAGCGCTGAATCCCATCTTTTCAGCAATTTTTTTCTCTACTTCGTCAAAAGCTGTGGATGGTTCGCCTAATTCTATGTCACGATAGAAGCCAGCTATCTGCAAACGCTTCAATTCGTTCTCTGTTTTACGCATAACATGGGTTACACGCTCGGCAGTTTGCAAGTCTGATGCGCCGTAAGGGACAATTAGGTCTTCTGCCGGGACAAATTTAGATGTTTGGCGGTTTAAGTTGGGGTCAAAGTAGACTTTTTTGAACGCGTTACCAGAAAGTCCTAGTCCCCATGCCATTCTTTCATGCTCTGGGCGGAATTCAGGCATTTTTTCCATGATTTGGTAGTTCATGTCCTTCTGAACACGGTCGGCTGCACCCATTTTCTCAGGTGTTTCCTTACCAATAACCAAAGTTTTCACCGGGCCGGTAGCTGGGACAGTCTCCATCACTGTTTCAGCTTGGAATTTTACCAATGCTTCACTTAATAGTGGGTGATATACACCACAAGCGCCGTCCCATGGCTCAGAACGCTCTTCAATTTTCATGCCAAGTAGCTCTAAACCGTCTACATAGGTCTGTATCCAGTCTTTACGTGAGCCAATGTCGGCTTCAACGTCATCTATAAGCTCGTTACATATACTTAATAGCTCTTTTTCATCAATGTATTCAGCAAGGTTGGCGTCAAAATCATCTTCGTCCTCTTCTTCTGGCTCAAATGAGATTTCTAAACCACCAATAGTCACCGACTCAGGGTTCTCTATTTCAATTTCCAGTGGTTCCTGCTCTTGAGATATTGCTTCAAGACCTAAAGGTGCCGCATATAACGATTTTTCTATTGCCATAATAATTTCCTTTTAGTAGTAGGCTGCTTTACGTTTAGATTTGAAATATTGAATCTCATCTTCTTCGTCAGTTTGTAGCCGTATAAAGCCGCCCTTTCTAAAGCGGATTAATGCTTGTGTTGTAGAATCGACTAAGTCATCGTGGTCTGAATTTGGAAAAGCAGCGAGTTCTTCAATGACTTCTTCTGCCCATCTCTTGCGTGGCGCCCACACTTTTCCTGATGCAAACATGTCAGCAACAGAGTTTACTCTTGAAATCTTATCATTTCCACGGGTAGGTGTATATTCTTGCACCGGAATACCCATTCTCCGTAATTCAAAGACAAGCGGCGCACCAGAAGCTTTAGCCTCGACTACACAGGCATCCGGCTCCCATTCTGTATACATTTCCATGGCTCGTCTTTTAAGCTCAGGAAACTCTAAACGCTCTTTAAGTGCATCTAATAAAATGATATTAGCATTGTTTGGGTCTTCGTTAATATAAAAGACACCCCAAGTAGTGCATGCCGAATAGTCTGAGCGCTCATTTTTAGTAAAGGCGGTATCCCAAGACTGGATAATAAAGTCACATGGAGGCGGTCTGTCCTCTTCCCACATCTGCCACCACTCCCGTTTTACTAAAGCACCTTCTTCGCCGGTAGGATTTTGTTGATACTGAGCAGACCACTTAGATAAGGGAAGCTCGTTTCTAAGTTTCAGTAGCTCATCTAGTGACCAGAACTCCGGCCATAAAGGTTTTTCGTTTGGCATAATAGCTGGAAGCTCAATAACCTCCCACTCATCACCATCCCGTTCAATCATGCTCTGTAACACTCTTCCAGTTAAGTCACGTTTACCCCAACGGGTCATAACAATAACGATAGAGCCGCCAGGTTGTAGACGTTGCCTAGGGCCAGAGGTAAACCATTCATGCACCTTATCGTATACTGTAGGGTCATTGGCTGCTAAAGCTGCCTCCTGCTCTGAGTGCGGGTCATCAATGATAAGTAAGTCAGCACCCTTACCTGTTACAGTACCACCCACACCGATAGCAAAATACTCACCATTAGCGTTTGTACTCCACCGTCCAGCTGCTTTAGAGTCATGCCGCAGTGCTACGTTTGGAAACACATTAGCGTATGTTTCACCATCTACTAAGTTTCGAACCTTACGACCAAAGCCAACAGCAAGCTCGGCCGTATTAGAACACTGGATAATTTTTTTACCTGGAAACTTACCTAAGAACCATGCTGGTAACAGATAAGAAGCGAATTCGGATTTAGTATGTCGAGGCGGCATATTAATAATTAAGCGCTTGGTTTTACCGGCAGCTATCTCTTCAAACTTTTTTGCCATCAAGGCATGGTGTCTACCCAAAATAAAATTGGGCCACATGGCTTTAACAAACGCCATAAAATTCTTTTGGCCGGTTTCCCTCAACAGAGAGGCTTTATACTCTTCAGCAATAAGCTCAATGTTTTCCCTATCGCCTTCCGGCAACATGGCTAAAAAATCTTCTAAGTTCATTCAAGGTCCCTAACTCTAAGTGATGCGGGTCTAATACTCCGTGCTTTATTCTTCGTTCCCTTGCACAGTCCTATCTTAACAAGGTGCCACATCTTCCTACTGGTATTCCCTCTACCTATAGCGCCGGTGATATACATAACGTCATCCACACTGGGGCCATAACCAAACTTAATCCAAAACTCTTCTATCACATGATAGATTTCTTTCTGCGCTGGCGTCATATATATTTTTCTTTCATCTTTAACACGGCGTCATATAACTTTATAGTATTTAAAGGCGTCTGCCATTTCATGTTCCACCTATACTTAGTTACAGTTGAATTGCCTAAATCAATCTCATCGCTGTCGTTGTGAGAGGTAATCATCAATATAGATTTTTTTCCAGCCATATGGCATACATCACAAATGCGCTCTAAAGCTAATTGCTGTCCAAGCGGCATAGGCGCATTCATATACTTAGTCTCTATAAATATAAACAACTTATTATTAAATTCCATAAAGGCATCTAAATCTATTGGGCATATTTTGTCAAAATACATATTGTCAAAATTAACAATACTTCTCATATGCTCCCGGTTCCTAATCATTCCGTCCATATATATATGGGGGTCTTTTCGCCCATATATGCTCCCTCAATATTAAAGTAAAAATAATCTAAGGCTTCTTCATCGCTAATGCCGTCCTCCATAAGAATTTCTAACATCCGATTAATACTATAAACAACCTTGTCATCACTACTAACCCCAATCACAGCTTCATTAAACCCGTCAGCAAACAACAAATGGTCGTACCTATCTAGTAAATTTTTCATATTTTTTTCTGCCAAAATCTAAAATAAAACATAAGGGGGCCTTTTCCCTATAAAACATTTGGTATAACCCCGTGTTTTTTGAGACCCCCCACCCCCTATTGACAGTCAACAGTTGACAGTCAAAGTTGACAAACAACCCCCCGTTGACATTCAAGTGCTTGACACGTCTGAAACACCTGTTTCAGATGCCAACCCCATGATATTACACAATATATTTTTTAAATGGGAACATATGTACCCATTTGACAAGCAAATATTATCATCAATTTTCATCGAAGTCAGGGATGATTTCGGGAGCGGATTCATTGTGTGGAATACTATGTAAGAGCGGACGCAACGCGTTCCCCTTTTTTTC